CGTTCACCGCAAGGCACGACAGGACGGGGCGAGCCCCGCAGAGGCACGTCTGCGAGCGCTGGGTCGTGTGCGTGAGCTGGCGGAGGCGGATATTAAAATGGCGCAGCGCGAGCGCGCCTCCCGCATCCTACAGTCTGCGGCCCCGCAGGGCGTGATTGGCTACCGGCGCATCATCCACCCGGAGCGCTCCAAGACGGGAACCTGCGGTCTGTGCCTGGTGGCGGCGAACCGTATCTACTCCACCGGCGAGCTGTACCCCCTGCACACTGGGTGCCAGTGCGAGGTTCTGCCTATCACGGAGGAGCACGACCCCGGACTGCACCTAAACCGCGAAGACCTGGAGGCTATCTACCGCATCGCAGGCTCCACCGGCGCGTCCGACTTGTCGAACACTCGCATCAAGATCAAGGAGTACGTCTCGGGTGAGTGGGGGTCGGTGTTGCGCAAGCACGACCACTCCACGGCTTCGGGTCTGTCCCCGCGAGACGAGAAGTTCGCCCTACCCGAGGAGGACGCACAGCGCTACTCGCACGTCTCTGACCCGGAACGCATGGTTCGCCGCCTGAACAAGTCTCGAAGCGAACTCGGTGCGTGGGAGTCACGCCGTGGCTCTGCGTCCCGGTCGCGCAAGAGCAACCTGGAAAAGACGCTGGAGTACTGGGAGAAGATGGCAGGATGATTACACTAGTCACGGGCGCCCCGGCTTCGGGGAAGAGTACCTATGTGCGGTATCACGCGAAGCCCGGCGATGTTATCATAGACTTGGACCAAATCAAGGAGTTTGCGCGTGGAGACGAAAAGTTGGCGGCGCGGCTCCGCACAGCGTTTGAGAATCGGATGCACACCCTCACTCAGGATGTGTGGGTGGTCCGAACCCTCACGAACCCGGCGGACCGGGAGCTCTACATTCGCAGGCATCACGTGGCGCGGGTGGTAGAGTTGCGTGCGCCGGGGGAGATTCTTCATTCCCGAGCAAGAGGGCGTGGGGACTCCCAGGAAGTTCACGAGGTCATCGACCGCTGGCTTGACCAGAACCCCGGAATGGGGAGCACACCGGAAAGGTAATTATGGAGAACGAAGCAAACGTCACCATCGAACCGGAGCCCAAGGCGGTAGACATCTCCCAGGTCGTAGAACAGCTCGGCAAGGAAGAAGCCCCCAAGGGTGGCACGGATTGGAAGCATTACTCCCGAACCTGGGAGCAGCGCGCTAAGGACTCGGCACGAAAGGTGAAGGAATTGGAGGACGCACTGGCAGCACAGAGCGCAAGCCCCGACACGACTGACCAGCTGGCAGCATTGCAGGCGAAGGTCGCGTCGCTAGAGGCTGATGTAGCAGAGAAGGAGTTTGACAACCTCTTCAACCAGGCTATTCAGTCGTCGGGTGCATTGCATCTGGCAGCGCTCAAGGAAGGACTCAACCGAGAAGCCTTCCGCGCCGAAGACGGTTCGTGGGATTCGGGGAAGCTGAACGCCTACATCTCCGGTCTGGTGCCTGCAGCCGTTACCCCCGCTCCCGTTTCTCCTGGACTCCCGCAGAACTTCTCACAGGAAGCGGCTACTACCACGAAGGATGTAGCCGCGACAGTTGATCGTTTCTCGGGAATGATTAAGAAGAATCTCTAAGGAAAGAGGCGACCATGCCCCGCATTAAGCACGCGGAGTATCGCATCGAGGACCCGAGCTGGGTCCTCGACGGCAAGTCTTTGGACCACTGCCAGACTGCGACTTACGACCCCGCAAATTTCACCGAGGTAGCATCGAAGTATAAGTGCATCCCCTCGGGGTACCCCGTTCGACTGGACGCACGCGGCAACATCACCCCCATCGCGTCCGAGACGGATACCCCCGACGCCCTGGTTGCACGTGATCTTAGCGCTGCACCTGGCACCGGCAAGCAGGCAGCCGCCGTACTCACCCACGGCAACGTTTGGCACCGACGACTTCCGAAGGTTATTGTCGGCGGCGAGGCTAAGACCCTCGTGGTGGACGATACTAAGAAGACCCCCCTGGTGTTCATCTACAAGGAAGAGGCTAACTAATGGCAGAGCGCTGGCATGATTCAATTTCTCCGCTGGAGCTTTCTCTCACTGTCCGAAACTTTGCGGAGGAGTACCTAAAGAAGGAGCAGGCAGACGGTCACCTGTCCTCCTTCCTGCCCTCAGTGAACGTCGCATCTCGCGTTGTTTCGCTGTCTACCGCGGTTCCGTCGCGTCAGCGAATGGCGTACAACCGTTCGCTGGACGCCGAGACTACCCGTGGTACCACCAATGCGGCTCGTAAGATGTCCTTCGAGCTTCCGAGCCTGTCGCACGCGGTGACTATCTCGGAAGATCAGCTGCTTGCTAACTACAACCGTGAGTCCCCTATGGTTGAGGAGCACATTCTCCAGGCAGCTGCGGCAACCTACAAGGCTATTGACGCTGCCTTGGAGTGGCAGCGAGGCCGAGTGCTGACCACCGGCAAGACCCCCCTGGTGTTCCCTGGTGGAGAGGTTACCGAGGACGACTGGGGTCGTGACGCTCGCATGTCCGTCACTGCAACCCAGCTGTGGTCCGACCCGAACGCGCCGGTGCTGGACCACCTGCGCGAGTTCGTTGAGGCCTACCGTCGCGTGAACTTCACTACTCCGGGCACCGTGCTTGTGTCGCAGAAGTTGGTAAATTATCTGGTGCGCAACAACCAGATTTTCAAGCAGTTGTGGGGAACCAACGCCCCCGCGGTTAGCGGTATTGTGATTGGCCTGGACGCAGTGAACAACGCGCTCAGCGTCCTCGGCCTGCCTGCCCTCACCGTCTACGAGCGCGTCGTCCGAAACCACGAGGGTGTTGATGAGCGCGTTCTGGATGAGGATCGCATCTATTTGCTTCCTGCGGAGGGTTCTACCGATATGGGCGCAACCTTCTGGGGCCTCACCCCGTCCGCAGTGGCACTTGGCTGGTCCCCCTCCGAGGGTGCCGGTATCTTCACTGGTATGCGTCGTAACGACACCATCCCCGTGGTCACTGAGGTTGTCTCGGACGCACTGGCTATGCCTGCGCTCTACAACCCGAACCTTGCTTTCGTAGCTAAGGTGCTCTAGTGGCTAAGGCAGCGGATACCCTGTTTATCGCCGGTCAGTTCATCCTGGCTGGCGAAGAGATCCCTGCCGAGCTGGTCCCCCTCATCACCAATCCAGAGGCGATTGAGGGGGGTATCCCGGCTCCGGTCAAGGCACGTAAGCCGCGTACCAAGAAGGAACCTGTAGAGGAGGCGTAGTGGCTAATTTGGTCATCACCCGAGAAGAAGTTGAGCTAGAGCTTGGCGACTTGCCATTGGCTCGCTCCCTCGACCTTATCGAGGGAAAGATCAAGGCCGCTATCGCAACCCTTCGCGGAGTCTGCCCTCGCGTGGACCGCTTGCTTGCATCTGACGCACCACTGAGCGAAGTCGATGAGCTGAACATCAAAACTGCGGTTATCAACTCGGTCAGTCGATTCATGCGAAACGACATGTCCGGGTATCGCAAAGAGGAAGAGTCCAGCTACGCCTACGAGCGCGACCCGCTCTGGTCGAGCGCTAACCTGTGGTTCACTGACCTGGAGCTCAAGGCGCTCAAGTGCAACAGCATCGACGGGTGCTCCGCCTTCGGGACGATCCGCACCACTCCCTCCGAGCCCTACGCTTCCGGGTGGGGGTCCTCGGGGGGTTGGTGCTGATGAGCCTGGTTACCAACCCTCGGCACGTGGTGAAGGTGTACCCGGCGATACAGAAGGTGATGCCCGATGGTGGTAAGAGAATCGACTGGGCGAACGAGCCGCGGCTCGTTCCCGGCAATGTGCAGCCCTTGGCTAGTGACAATCTGAACCGCACTGCCTCGACGCGAGATGAGTACTACGGCGAGACTCTTGCGACTACAGCAACCCTAACCACTCCCCCCGGTGTGTGGGATCTGGTGAGGACGTCCCTCCCCGAGGAGTTGCGTGAGGGCTTTCCAATCGACGCGCTGGTGGTGTTCGAGCCGGGTCGGTACGTCACCGTAGCCGGGGCGAGGACACCCACGTATAGCCCCCCGCAGGTTTACCAAATCAACGCGCGCTTGGTCATGTTCCGCATGGGATGGAACACCCAGCACGATAAGATTTCGTTGTACCGAGGCAACGATGTACACCGTAAGTTCCTGGAAGGAAAGGTCTAATGGCACGACGAGATGGTATCGAGTTGTACGACTCGAACGCCCGTCGCATCAGTAGCCTGTTGTCAATCCAGACAACCATTCTGGATGACGTGGCGGACGACATCCGACGTGAGGCACGACGCGCGGCGATGCCGTATCGAAAGAGCATCGGTGACTCCTACGTGGACCACTTCAAGGTGAAGACTGACCGATACACCGGCAAGGGCAAGCATAAGCAGTACCCCGTGTACGACCGCCTGGTGGTCAATGACCACTACGCAGCCCACATCGTTGAGCTGGGTATCGGCAAGGACGTTATTCACTTCTCAGATGGTCGTGACCAGGAGGTTACGGATCTGCAGCGCGGTCACTTCTTCCTGACCGGCGCGGCCGCAAAGGTGGTAGGAATGAAGAAGCTTCGTCGTCCCCGTCCTGCACTGCGACCGGCAGATTGGGACAAGCGAGATGCACGCCGCGAGATCAACAAGGGCACTGGCTTCCGTCATGATGTCCTGCGAAAGGGTAAGTGATGGAACCTGCAAACTCAGCGGTGTGGCTACACACCGTGCTCAACCAGGCGTTCCCAGGTCACGTCATCAAGGACGTCGGCTCGGGGGAGCTTCCTGAATGGTACATCCAGCAGCACGAGATGATGTCGTCATTTGATGAGCCAGATGCGGAGTCGGTGCTGAGCATTTCCCGCCGAAGCTTCCGACTCCGCGTGTACGCTCCAACCTCGTATGAGGCGGCTCAGCACGCATCCCGCGCCCTGGACGCGGTACAGCAGGCAGTGGAGAACCAGGTAACTGCTGGCGGTCTGACCGGATGGTCTTTCTCCCTGTGGCAAGGCCCGGTGGAGAATTTCAAGGTCACGTCCATTAAGGCGACCATCGGGGCACAGGTGGACTGCTCCTTCTCGGTGAAGTTCATCCATACCTACGATGAGCTTTTCGGACGAGGCTAAAACACTAATTAGAAAGGAGTTCTTGTGGCACGTCATAAGAACTATGATCCGGCTGATGTAGTCGGCGTGAACTGGGCAACCGTTCTGGTTGGCACTAAGGGTCCGGCAACCCCGTTCCCGGACATCAGCAACTTCAAGTTTGAGGATGCTACGACCTATCCGGCGGGCTTCGTCCCCCTCGGTCTGACTTCACGAGAAAGCCTCCCGTCGGTCACCACCGACGGCGGCGAAGAGACTGCCCTGGCGCATGCCGAG